CTGGTATAATAGCATTTACACGATTAAAAGCTTTCTTAAACTCTTCTATATTATCTACCGCTGTTTTATTAACATAGACTTTGTTAACATTAGCTAGTAGTTGTATTTGAATTAACGCTTGATTTATAGCTTTTTGACTTTCTAGCACTTCTTTAAATACACCATAATAGCCTTTATCTTCTTTTTCAAGATAGATAGGTCTTATAGGAAATTGCTTCATATGAGTAATGTCATTTTGCTCTAGAATGACATCGTTACACCAAATAACTTCTAAGATTTTATCCTTCTCTTTTATATAAGTAGTAATAATAAGATAATTATCATTAAGCTTATATTTACCTTGAGCATTATTATCAGGTTTATCTATCCCATAGAATGAGAAATGCCTATCTAGTTCTTCCGATTTATTTGGCCACAAATTATCTATATCTTCAGCACTAAGCCAGCGATATTTAGATATATGTTTAGCATCAGAATAATCTTCTTCTCTACTCTTAGGGTCAACTACTACTTCATCCCACGGTAAATAGTTTATTTTTATATCTACATTGTCTGTGCCAAACTCATCTTTTTCGCCTGTTTTATTAACCCTAATTTCATAGGCACAAAGTCCTGTAAGAAGTAAATCATCTATGAGCTTAACTCTTACTCGTTTAAATTTGCTTATTCTAAGCGCATATTGCACTAAATCTTGGCCAAGAGCAGCTATATTTATATCCTCAGCACCTACTGGCTTAACATTAATATTACTAATAGTTGATGCTAAATAACCGCCTATAACGCGCTTATAAGATTTAATAATATTAAATGTTTCAGCTGGCTGCTTACGGTTTTGTAAAACTGTAAGCTGAGCTATAGTATAGTGTCTATTATGATTAAACTCTATAACTTCCTTTGCTTGAGCTCTAGATTCACTAAAGTAATCTAAAGAATACTCAAAATAATCTCTTATTCTTTCTAGTAGCGGCTTCATTTATTACCTTTCGTTGCTTGGTAATTTCTAATTATATTTTGCCAAGATGCTGGCATATTATTAAAAGCTTTTAATTTTTCTTCATCAGTTTTTAGGCCACTAAACACTTTATCTGCTTGTCTAAGTACATAATCTTCATAGCCTTTATTTGTAGCATCTAGCATAACTTCACCATTTTCTATAGAATTAACAGCTAGACCTCTAATAACTTTCTTGGCTGCTGCACTAAATGGCGCTGATTCTGTTGCAACTAATTGTGACCAAGAATTCATATTGCTATTTATTTTCTCTAATGCTGCTTTGGCTGTCTCACCATCTTGAATAGCATTTATAGCTCCAAGCTGTGTTTTCATTTCCTGCTCAGTAAAAGCAGCACCAGATAAGAAAGTAACACTTCGAGCCGCTAGTTGTTCTGCATATACTTTAGTTGCATTAATTAAAGAAGTTAGAGAATTATCTCGTAATTTAATACCATAATTCTCTAATGTGGCTAAGCCTACATCATCTATCATCATAGAGTTTTTACCAGCAGTATCTCCAATAACTTCTACCATACCGCGAAGTTGTGCTTGTTGCTGTAGTAATGTTCCACCTTTAACTGCTTTATCAAACTTATCTTTATCACTACCTTTCGTACCTCTAAATTCATTTAAAGCCCCTGGCGTTTCACTAACAATTTTAGCATAATCAGAATCAGTAAGATTTTTATCATTAGCCATAGCCATTAATTCTTCTTTTGATTTCTTTCTAGCTTGTTCTTCTTTTATTTTTAGCTGATTAGGCGATAGCGATTTACCTTCAGATATTTCTTTAAGGATTTTGTTTGTAGTTGCGCTTTCTTTTTGCATTCTAACATTATTAAGCTGGACATCAGAAGCATATTTAGCAGCTCTATTTTTCTCAGTTTGTATTTTAAAATTATCATTAAGTAAATCTAATCTGCGCTTATTAGCTTGATATTGTCTTTCATCTGCTTCCATTTGTGCTTTAACAGCATTCTGGTCTGCATATGATGCTTGCTTATCAAAGCCCATAGCCCCATAAAACATGCCAGGGCTAAATGCCATTTCATCTCCTGATTTCTTAGTTAATACAAGCTCACCAGACTCTGGCCTATAAGTTACATCAGTTACAGGATTATCTACAGTATCAAGATAGTTATTAATCCAATTAGATGCTTGTGGGTCATAAACTAAGGCTTTCTTTAGCTCTGCAACTGATTGAGCTACTTCTGGTGATATTCCTGAATAATCTTTATAAGCTCTATGATAAGTATTTGTAGTTTCATCATAATTATATTTAGACTTATCAAAATTTTCAGGTAAATTATCGCCACTAATAGTTTCTTCCTTTACTTGAGCCATCTTGCCTGATTGGCTAGCTAGTGTTCTAATAACATTCATAGCGGCATCACTAGCACGTAATTTACCCATACCAGCTTCTTGTCTCATTTGATTCTGTTTAAGCTCTTTAATTTGCATATTTTGCATAGCTATAACATTATCTAGTTGGGTTAATTGCTTATCTTCAAATTGTCTACGTCTTTCTCTTTCTGCCTGTAACTCATTATATTCACGGCGCTCATCTTCGCCACGAATACCTTCATATATCCCTTTGGCTAAGCCAGTTCCTAAATTAAACATTATTACTCCTAAAATAAACTAGAGGAGCCGTTTCTAGCTCTCTGATACATAAGTGCTCCAAAAATGTCACCAGCAGATTGCCCTGATTGTTGCGCTAAATTCATCCAATTATTCTGTTGATTAGCCAAAGACTGGAGTCTTTGAGCATTTGCATTAGCCATAGCTTGTTGTGCTAAATTAGCTTGTCCTGAACCATAGCCTAGCCAACCTAATTTTTCTTGATTTACAGAAGTTTCAGCATCTTGTGCTAGTTGTAATCTATCCAGAATAGCTTGTTGTTCCATTTGATAATTAGTTTCTGCTTCTATACCTGAGCCTGTAAGCCCTTTTTGCGCATAATTCTGTGCTATTTTATCTTGGGCCATTTTAAATTGCTTATCATATCTATCTAGCCCTTGCGCTGTTCTCTGTGCAGGCGTTAATTTATTATAGTAGTCAGCCATATTTTTCTCTAAATCACCATAAATAGCCCTGCGCTCAGCATCACGTTGAGCCATTAAATCTGCTTGCTGTTGAGCTATTTTATTTTGCTGTCTACCTTGTTTAATTCCTTGATGTGTGCCATATAAGGACATGCCAAGATTAGCTAAACCACCAGCAGCACCTAAATAATTTAACCAGCCCATAATTAACCTTTCATTTTTCTTTATTATATCATAACTAAGTTTAAAATAAGTTTAAACTTATTTATCATTCCTATTATCAAAGATATATCTAAAACTATGTATTTCACCAATACCTGTAAAAGATAGATATATACTTAAACCTTCATTTAATTCTGTAGGAATCCCTAATTTAGCAACGTCTATCTTATCCGAAGTTATATTTTGAGTTAAAACTACAACGTCATCAATAAATACTTGCACTTCAAAGCTACCTTTAAAAACTACATTTACTTCGGCAAATTCTTTAATTAAGTCTTTCGACTGGCCAGTAAAGGCTCCAGTAATATATTTAAGGGTTTGCTTAGTAACTGCACTATAAGCTTTATAAAGAGCTTTATTATCTTTATTATAGTAATATAGCTCATTATTTAAATTAGCGCCTGAGCTATTGCTTGCGGTTTCTATAGTTATTTGCGGCTGTGGCCCACTAAAATCAACCTTAACAATGCTATTAGTCATAAATAGATAATATATATCACCTACAACTACACTATTAATTACTTTTTGCTTTTCAGGTAAATAAAATCTAGTCCTAGTTAGGTTATTTATAGCTGAACCTAATGAAATCATAAGATAATTATTATATACCCAAATAGCAGCATTTTTAATATTTTGAATGCTTTTATATTCTGAGCATCCTATAGATTGAGAAACACTAGCTAAAGTATAGTTAAATTTATCTGTTCCACCTAAAAGATAAGTTGCTGATTTAGAAAATATAAGAAGCCCTAACGGCGTAGATGCAAGCCCTACCACCGTTTCATTTATAGTTATTGACTGCAACTCATTCCATACATTAGGTTTACCTGGACGTGAAAAATAGACATTGGCACCTCTAAAAGCAAATAAAGTAGCTTTATGCTCAACCAAACCTTGTAAATCTTTTACTTCTCGTATTTCGTTAAAATCTAAATATTGTGTTCCTGGTATATCAGCTAAGTTATCTAAGAAAAATTCATCTGATGTAGTAGTAATATACTTATATAAAGCAGATGAAGTTCCTCGTCGGTATAGTTTGACTTTAAAACCGGTTGGGATATTAGATAATTTTATACCTACTTTAGTATCAAAACTAAGTGCCATATCAGCTTTAATAGGTATACTTTCTCTACCAGTTTTTTCGTCATAAAGAGTAGCTGCATATGATAGCTCTTCTATAGTTTGCCTGTTAAAGATAGAACTAAAAGCTACAAATAAATCTACTTCTATTTGCCATCTTTTATCTTTGCAAACAGTAGTATCTGTAAGACTACCTAAAATTATAGCTATTCTAGAACCATCAGGTGCTTCAGTAGACCCTTTTACTAGTATATATCTAGCTCCTTTTTGTAAAGCTTCTTTAATTCTTTCATACCAATTTTCGTTATCTAAATTAGCTGCTAGTGGATGATATTCTGATATTGAGCCATCTTTAGGTTTATCTCTATGTATTTTTTCAGCCGCAGCTACAGCTTTCATTTGCTTCACTGTATCTTCTACTTGTTTTAATTTAGCCAACGAAATAGTATTAGATATTTGTATTTCTAATTTTAAATTTTGCTGGTCTAGAGTAATATTTTGAACTCTAGCCCAAATTGTATCATTACCATTCTTTTTAGTGTCTAGAATATAAAGTTTTCCATTAGCTAAACAATATGTAGTATTAGCTAACTGAGCTATTGATACTTTATCAATTTCTTTATAAAAAATATTACCTACAAATCCATCATCATCATACATATATACTAATGTATTATCTGATTGTATTTTTTCTTGACTAGGGCTTTGAATACTTTCTACTATCCCTCTATCAAGGCTTACATTCTCTAAATATTGTGCCTCGTTAGAGCTAAGTAAACTAGCTTCCCTGACATTATTCATACCTACCAAATCTGTTGATAAGTTAGCTTGCATTTTATCTCCTTTATTTGTTTGCGTTATATTAGGTTGTTTATAGGGTATTAATCTATCTAAACCAGCTAGTTGAGTGGGTAAGATAGTATTCCATCTATCATTCTCAATTTCTTGGCCTATCGGGCTTTCAACTATCATATCTAGCTCATCGCGATTAACTTGCCCTAAATCAGTATCTCTTGATGAATAAGCTTTATCAACTAGATTATCTACTTGTTTATTTATCTCTTTAGCAGCTTCCCATCCAAAAGTTTCTGCTATATGCTGTAAAGATTGATAAGCTTCATAGAGCCCCGAAACTATTGCTGTAGCACCTATCCATTTAGATATAGCCATAAATTGCATTCCAGGAATTGTAAGATTCGTTATAGAATACACAGCTGAAAATATTGCAGATAATACTTCTGCTGTTTTAGCTATACTTCCTGCTATAGACTTATCAACGCCAAAAAATTCGGCTATATCCATAGTAAGTTCAGCAGCCCATCCAAATTCTACTGCTTTACCAGGAGTATTCCAATAGTGCATATCCCAAGTTATAGTTCCAATTAAAGAGCTAGCAGTAACTTGAGAAACGTTATATTGTGTTCCTGGCGAGTATTGAGCTACTTCTGTTCTTGTTCCATACCATTCTTTAGTAACCATAGTACTTTGATAAGTATTAGGCCCTATCATTCTACTAGAATATTGAGATATTGGGTTATTAAAATCTAATTTATTATCTACAATATCATAAGATGTAAAAGTACTTCCTAGGGTTAACTTACCCATGTTACCTAATAAACCTTGTTCAACTACACCATAAGCACCTTGTTCATTTATTCCACCTAAAGTAGTTCCAGTAGCAGTATCAAAGATAGAAATTTGCCCGGTTTTAGTAACTTCTATACTTATTGCTTTATTCCATTTAGACTGAAATACTCCATATTCTTTAGCTACTTGTGGATTTCTTGGGTTATAGGAGCATACAAAATCTCTAAGAGCTCCTACCATCATTTTATCAGCTACATCTAGCGCTTGTCCTGCCGGAGTTAACCTAGCACCAGTATAGACTTCAGACTGCTGAACATATACAAATTCTATTAGTGGTACGCCTAAAACTGGATTGGTATATTCTTGCGGGGCATAAGATTGATTTTGGTTTTGATTTGAGAAATTTCTATTGCTACTCCCTCTATCACTACCATTGCGTTTTTCAGCTCCAGGAGCCCTGGCTTCTACTGATATTTCTCCTAAATCATAGGAATTCCTATTGCCACGGTCACGACTTCCGCTATTGCCTTTATTTTTACCACGGTTTCCTACGCCACGCCTATCTCTTTGGCTTTGCCCTCCCCTACCTCTATTACTACCTCTACGGCCGCCAGTTCCGTTGCCTGTAGCCATTATACACCATCATTTATAATTTCAACTATAGGTTTATAAGGTTTTAAGTAAGTTAATAGCTGATTTAAAGCTTTAACACTCTCAAAAACCCCTGTTTCATTATATCTTAGTCCTACTAAAATACAACCTTCTGTGTCTTTGGGAAAATTACCAGCATGTATAAGAATATATCTATCTTTAGGGACATACTCATTATATAGAAGAGGCAATACCCTCTTAAATCTTGGGCTAGAATGCCATTCTATTCTATATATTCCTTCTGGTATTCTTTGGTCTAAACCCCTAGCAACTGTATCATCTCCCGCAGGCTCTAAAGTATATCCAGTAAAAAGTACATTATCTTTGTCTTTAACTTCAAATTTGCCTATAGTACCATCTACTATATTTTTAAACCTAGTTATTTTTAATTTCATAGTAACTCCTTATAAAATATCATCTTCATTGTATGGTTTGCTATTAAATTCCTCATATTTGCGCCGTTTTATAAATGTATCTACTGCTAAGTCTACTTTTTCTCCTACCCAAACAGCACCTTTCCAAGAAAAAAATCCGCATGCTGCTAATGCTAATTCTTCGCTTTGCCAAATAAACTTAACTACTGCATAACCTATCCAACCAAAGAAAATTGATGAAGCTATACCTATTAAGAAATCTAATAGTTTACGTTTTATGCTCTTATCAGGTCTTGAACCTATATTAAGCATTGCACCAATTAAACCTATTAATATTACTCCCTTATACTTTTCTATAGTATCTAATAACTCATTTAAAAGAACCATATACACAACCTTTCAAAAGCTTTTCGACAGTAGCATAATATTTGGCTAATGCTTTATCTCCTGAAAGGTCAATATCATTAAACTTGGGTTTTTCTGGGATTTTAACATTACATCTAACTGGTATAATTTTTTCCTTATACTCTACCTTAGTTATAGTTTGTGGTTTACAAGCTGCACAACCTTGTTGCATCATAACTATAAAAGATAAAGATATGATATATAATATAGCTTTTATCTGTTTTTCAGTCATCACTTAACTCCTTAAATAAGCCTCTACAATATTTTAATTTTACTTCGCATTCTGCATCCAATAAAGGTACTGGAATTTTTTGATACTTTATTTCTACTTTATTTTTAGTAGCTCTAAGATTTTCCATATCTACTTCTAGAGCTTTAAATTTATCATTTTGCTCCTGAATAGTAAGCATAGCAGATTGAACATTTAATTGCAATAAATTAATTTTAGATTCTTTAAAAGCAATTTCTTGATTAGCTATTTCTAATCTATTTCTTAGATTTTCTTTATCTAAATCTGTTAAAGTATACAGACAAATTAAAGCTCCAAGTAATAATAAAGATAGATAAACAAAAAGTTTATCCGTTTTAACCAGCCCAGTAAAAAAGTTAACTATTTTTAACCACATCTTTTAGCTTTCTATATTTTATTTTATGGTATAACCTGCAACTTAAATAAAAGCAATATTGAGTAAACTTATTAGCTCCTAGTAATTGCATACCTTCTTTAAGCTTTTCATCAGCTAATTTATACGCTAGCTTATTGCTATTGGCAATATCACACAAATAATCATGCAGAATTATAGCAGGTAAATATTTAGGTTTAAACGGAGGAAATAGTGACCACAAAATGCGTGGTATATCTGCTCCATTAGTTTCATACTCTACTGGAACTGTAACTTTGCAAAAAGTATAAGATTCTTTAACTATATACCCATTAGCCGTTGGGCTAACTAAAATATTAACTATCATAACTACTCCTCAAATTTTGGCATAGCCGATAAGAGCTCTTCTAATGTTTCAGGCATTTCTACTGCACCAGATTTTATATCAGCTAAAAGCTTGTATCCCCAAGACCACAATTTAGCCCTCCAGTGGCCAAACTTTTCTCCCTCTTCTCTAAACTCATTATCAAATCCAGCATAACTGCAGGCTGAAACTATGCTTTCATATCCTTTAGATTTTGCTTTACTATCTAGAATATTTTGAGCTAAACGCTTAAAATCTTTCTCTAGCTGTTCTAAAGATTTAGATACAATTTGATAATTTATAGTATAAGTTTCTGGAGTCTCCTCAACTACTTCTTTAATATCCTTTATAGGATTTAAATTTTTAGGCCTTTCAGAATATATTACTCTCTTATATCCATGGCTAACTAACTGCTCATTAGTCATAGGCTCAAGATAAAGTGTGCCTTCGTTTGTCTCTACATAATAAAGCTCTTGTATTTGCTTTTCTTTTATGTTATATACTTGCATTTAATCTCCTTAAACTAAAGTTACTCTTCGTATTAATATATCTATGGAAGAAGCACTAGTAGGGTCTCCAACGTCATAGATAAACCAGCTTTTATTATATAAAGCTAAATTCTCTCCATTTTTAATTAATTTAACCCAATAACCAAACTCGCTTTTTGGCCCAGGCCTAGTCCAAGTTAATTCTTGATTTAAAGTATATATTCTAGGTCCTTCACCTAATATATCAACACTAAATTTAAAATCTTCTAAGTCATTATCCCATGGGCAAATATTTGTAATCTCGTCTGCGTTGCATAGCATTCCATTATCATCAAATCCGCCTATCATATCTCCCGCTTGTCTTTCACTTGACGTCATTAATCTACTAGGCATGCTTTAGGCCCTCGCCATTGCTATATAATTTTCATTTACCCAAAAATAGCTAAATACTTCAACAGCCTTTAAAGGAAACGTAGGAACTTTTCTAAACTTAATATTAGCCGCAAATCCATTAATACTTTTAGCTCCATTAAGAATAATTAACCCTGTTTGTCCTTTAATGCCATTATTTAATGTTAATACCCCTGCAGCTTGAATTGTAATTTCGAAACAATTAGCTTCTGCTAAATCTATAGTTGGGGCTGATATAGTTTTAGTAACTAGGCTATCTTTATTTCTTGCATCTGTCCTATAAACATTAGCTAAACCTAGTGAAGATTTAAACTTGTTAGTTGAAACAAATTGCATATATTTAGGGTCCGTTGGAGATACTTGATTTTGCCTAAAACAAATCTGGCTATCTGTAGCAAATGAATCATCTTGCGCTTCTGTTAAAGATAAAAAATTATTAGCTGTTATATATCTGCCCTTAAAATCTCCATTATTATCTCGTTTAACTAATTTATCTCCTTGTACATCTACCGAAACATCAGAAGTTTTAACAAACTTATCAGCTGTAAATCCTCCTAATTTCTTAGAGTTATCAGCTTCGGGATTTACTGGCCCCATAGGCCCTGGTAATCCTCTTTCACCTTGAGGGCCTTTTTCGCCTTGAGGGCCTTTTTCACCATCTTTACCAGGTTCACCCTTAGCACCATTAAGTCCTGCAGGTCCCATAGGGCCAGGTAATCCATCTTTACCAGGAGCCCCAGGTTCGCCTTTAGCACCATCTTTACCAGGAGCACCTTGGTCTCCTTTAGGACCCTTAGGTCCTTCTGGCCCAATATCTCCTTTAGGGCCAACTGGGCCTTGAATACCTGGGTCACCTGGGTCGCCTTTAGGACCTTTAGTAGTATCAGTCCACTGGTCCCAATGATTTGTAGCAGTTGGAGTTACCGTAGAGCTAGCTGTATGCTCTAATTTGCAGCAATATACTGAGCCATTATAGGTTACAATATCGTGTTTATAATATTGTGTTCCTGATTTCCAAGCCCCTTTATTTTTAAAGCCAATTCTACCTAAATTTATTTCTCTTGCCATTTTTACACTCCAATTATAATTTGATTTTCATCATTAACTCTAACACTAAACCCATCCTCATAGCTAAGAATAAGCTCATCACCTCTCCAATCTAAACTAGTCAATTTACCTAAAACTTCTGCCTTGTATTCACCAGAATTTTCAAAATCATAAAATTTTAAAGCTGCCCCTGAGCCAGATAAAAGTAAATCCTTTTTAAGATTTTCTACATTATTTAAAATGTCTTTGCAAGCTAAATAATAGTTTTTTGCTAAAATATTGCTATTTTCTGCTTGATTCGCATATTTTTTAGCAAGTTCTATTAAAGATTGCACTTCTGAAATAGCATTCTTTGCTTCTGTAGCACATTGGCAAGCTTTCTCAGCGCATTCTTTAATCTTATCTATATCTTTTAGCTTATTAGCTATATCTCGTAGATAAGGTCTAATCTTTCTAGCTTCTTCGGCATATTGTTTAGCTTCAGTTACTAATGCCTTTAAAGTAGTTTGCGCACAATCTACTTTATTAGTTATAAGTTTAATTCTTTCTTCAGCTTCTTTTATCCATTTAAATGTAGTTTCTACCTGCAGTTGTATAGTTGTAAGAAATTGCGCAGTATTTCTAGCACTAGTTTCTACAGTTTGAACATTATAAAGTATAGCATTAGCTTGTCCAACTAATAAAACTACTTGTGCTTTAAGCACTTTTACATCATCTAAGATAAGATTTATAGCATTATATTTACCATCAAATTCTATGCCTGCAGCAGTTATTTTTCTTTTAAGCTCATCAAAACTATTAATTGCGTCATTAATTAGTTTTAAATAATTTTCTGCGCTTTTTAAATTAGCTTCTACCTCATCTAGGCGTTGCCCTACTGTCCTATTTTCATCAAATAAAAGATTTTTAGCATTTATTTTAGTTAATGTAAGTATTTTACCATCTCTGGCTTGTTCTACAGAGCCCACACCAACTTCTAAATCTTCTAGTGTTAACTTATGTCTTACAACTGAACGAATATTTAAATTATTTGCCATCTGTTACATCCTCTATTTCAGAATATTCTAAACCAAAACCAGTTCTATAGATTGTAGAAAAATCTTTTACATCTTGATAATAGCTATTTGTTAAATCTATAAGATTTTGCAATTCTGTTTTATATTTTTCTATAAACAATAAACCTTTATTTATATTTTCTCCACGAGTGTCATCTAATAAAAGCATTCCAGCAAGATAATAAACCAGTGAGGCTTTAAACATTTCATCTAAAGCTATTTCTTCTAAAGTAGAAGTCACTTTAGGTAAACGTTTCACATACCTTAAATATAAAGAATGAAAACCGTCTTTAATTTGTGAGAGTATACCAGCATCACCAGTTTGTATAGTTATACTATCATCTACCTCTATCTCGGTAATTGCTCCTAGTGGTGAATTTGGCGGAGTGTTTGGTATATCTACAATAGTACCTAATTGTATTTTATTTAAAGCTTTTTGCTCTACAAAAGCTTTTTCATTTAAAAGTGGAAATAAAGTTAAAATCTTAGGGTTACTTAAATTATAAATAACTGCTTTTAATTGAGTTCCTACTACACTTTCCCAATTTTCGTATTTATCTATTTCATCAAATGATAATATTTTAAGTTGCTGATTATTACATCTAACTCTTAGCAATTTAATAAAATCATCATCAGGAATCTTTACTTCTCTTTGATAAGGTCCTACAGGAATTGTAATTTCACCTTTATTTACACTTATTTTACGGGCTAAATCATCTAAGCCCTCATTTATAAGCTCAATAATTCTGATATCAGTAAATTTGGTGGTTGAGGTATCGCCTACACGATACCTCACACTTTGGATTAAGCTTGAAGCTAGCATTAGGTTATCCTAAGAAAGTTCCCATATAGCCATTTAGCTCGGTAAATTCAATTACCAAATGAGCTTCACCACGCTTAAGTCCAGCGCCTATTGTTAGCACTGCCTTAATTTCTACTGGTGCAGATGTAACGAAAGCAGCAACGCTATCTTGGTGTGTAGCGCATACTGCTGAAACATCCAAATCTATAGCAGCACCATTAATTGTAGCTTTTAAGCTAGTGCCTGCCATAGGCTCAGTAACTACCAAATATGCTCCTGTAACTAGCACATTAGCAGGTAATTTAGTAAGCACCACTGTATCGCCAGTAGCTAGTCCACACTCCTTAAATAGTGCAGGAGTAACTGTTCCTACTGCTGCACTGCAAATAGCTTTCTTATTATTACCAAGAAAGTTTGATACATCAATGTTCTTTGCCATATTTTACTCCTTAAGCTTCAGCTGTATAAGTATCAATTGCGGCAATAGAGTAGTCCATATTAGCTACCTTAGCCTCTTGATAGTCTTCATTTTCAGCAGTTAGACGGCATTTATCAGCCTGCATAGTAAGGGCTAGTGCACTTTCGCTTGTTATGCCGAAATCTTGGCTCTTTTGCAAGATATAATCTGGCGATTGCCCCATACCTAACTGAAATGCTCCTGCACCTAGAATAAGCCCACGAGATACAATTTTACCTGACTGTGCTTTACCTGTGCCAGAATATACACCGTGCTCATCTAGCGTTCTAAGTCCTTGAATCTCAACTGCAGTTTTAAATATCTCATTTGATGTGGATAGGCCTGCAAATGAACTAGCTTCCATTATCACAAAAGAACCAACCTCTGTAACACGGTGCGAAATAAGCGCATTATCTATGCCTCTAACTTCGGCTCTACCATAAACCTCGCGGAATGCTTGGTCTTTTAGCAAATCACGAATTTGAAATGCGTCTAGCACCAATAACCATACGCTTCTGCCATTAGCTAGTTTAAATGGTTTAATTGGCGCACGTCTATCACCTACTGTCCAGCCTTGGCCGGTTTTAACTATAGTTTCCATCTCAACCAAGAATTCCCAGCTAAGTTTATCAGTATTTGTCATTGCACCTATATTCGCTCTATCATTTGGGCGAATAATATGCGACGGCTTTTGCCCCCTAAGAAAGCCCTGGCCTAGGTCGAAAAACATTTGGTCTTTTGCTCTTACAAAGTTATCTGCAAGTTTCTCACGGCTATCGGCATGTGTGCTGAGGTCAATATCACCAATAGCTTCTGCATCAAACTCCATACCATTATCTACAGTATAGCGGCCATACTCAAGAGTAAGTGTATCGCTAAACTTCATTTTAGATGGAGCATTGCCAAATGCCTGCTCTTTACCTCTAAAACCGGCTGTAGCCAAATTACCACTATAGTCAAAAATGATATTATGACCTACTTTAGCATTAAAATCATTCTTTTGATAGATAACAGCACTAGAGCTATTACCTGTCAAACCTCTCCAAAAGCTTTCAGAAGCTTTTTGCAGCATTCCTTCAACTATCCAGCCGCGCCTTTCGAGCACGTTACCATAGCGAAGGATACCTGTGCCTTGTTTTCCCATCTTCTATCCTTTTAAAATTTCATATTTTTATAATTATCCAATAAATTGGACACCTCTTTACTCTGCGGTGCATCACTTGTGCCTCTAACACTTGATATGTTAGTGCCTTGAGTGTCGGGAACCGATTTACTAGCTGATTTGCTAGGAGCAGTTAAGAATTTTTTAGTTAACTCTAAAAATTCCTCAAACGTATAAGTTCCATTTGCTAGCCGTTTCATATAAATAGGAGGGATTTGCTCAGCAATTTCATCCTTAGTTATATCTAACTCTGGATTAGCCTCAATAAACTTTCGTAATGTTTCTGCTGCTCTTTCTTTTTCAAACTCTTCTACAGAAAGATTTTTAAGTCTCTCTAACTCAGAGACTACCTCAGTCTCAAATTTAGCTTTTGATGCTTTTTCTAGCGTATCTAGTTTAGCACGCCAAGCATCAGGGTCGCTATATTTAAGCTCTTCCAGCTCTTCTTTCTGCTCATCAGTAAGATGTATAGTAGCAACTACTTTATCTTTGAGATAATTACTCTGTGCTTCTAGCGCTTTAAGTTGCTGCTGGCTTTTAGTAAAGCCAGCAACTGTGCCACGTCGGCGTTTCTCTGCCTCAATAAGCTTGTCTTTATAATATTGAGCCGGGTCAGCACCTTCAGGCATAGCCTCTTCTATAGTTTTAAGAAAGTTTGAAACATCATAGTCTTTCTCGTTGCTACTAGGATTGGCGGTAGTAGCAGTATCTGGATTACCATTCTCAGCCATAATTTTAACCTTTCTCGGATTTATTTTACTATATTATATCAAAATTAAGTTTAAAATAAGTTTAAATCCCTAAAACATTATTATATAATATGAAAAGGCTAACCATAATAGCATAAAAATTATTATAGCTATTATGTCTATTATATCAAAGTCCTTCATAGCTTTCCTCCTGATAATAATCATCTGGATACTCATATCTAGTATCTATTTTAGAATAATCTAATCCTTGCGCCATATATTTAAAACTATCCATATAGTTAGATGCCCAATCATGTTCAGGTATACGTAATGTAACTCCCAGCTTGTTATCATATTTCCATCTATATTGTTGTATAGCTAGTAAAAGCATCTCGCAGGAACTATCAATATATACAGCCTTAAGAAATCTACGTGTAGAATCAATACCATCATCTACCGATTGCCTTTTAAGTATTCTAGCAGGCACACCCATATCTAAAAATTTCTCTATCCTAGTTTTACCAGTGCTAAAGTCTCTAGCATTAGCATCGTGCGGTAGTATAACATCTACTATATTATAGCTTTTCTCTTTAACTAATGCCCACATAACCTCAACATAATGCTCTAAAGCCTCTCCTGATGCTGCATAACAGTTAACTATTCTAGGTACTCCGTTTAATGTTTGTGCAAATATTAGCACTGTTTCATCATTAACACCAATGTCATAGGATACAGTAACTGGTAAATCAGCTCGATACAAATCTGGTACTACTCGCTTTTCATTATAAAGGGCATCATATTCTTTTTTATACACTGTTCCTTCTAGTGATTGCTCGAATGCCTCATCTGGTGTCGTTGGATATTCTTGCTTTATTTCTTCTCCCAACTCATCATATTTACTAGCATACCACCATTTTTGTGTTTGCGAGAGTTCTATATTGAGTTTATCTTCTATCTTAGTAAAATACTCAATTAAATGCTGAGGTATTTCTACTTCTGTAGAGAGATTGCAATCGGTATCTTCTAGCCAACTCAGAAATATAGCCTGAAACTCTAGGGGATTAAGTTTTTTCTTAGCCTGTGCTTTACTATAGGCTTTTATCCACATATCATAAAAGAGCCCAAATTTTCCTTCTGCCGTTGATTCTACTGTTATTTTATTATTTTTACCTACAGCTTGAAATGCACCTGTTTTTAACTCTCTAGCTTTCTCAGGATATTTCTTAGCTATCTTACCAAGCTCTGATACATGCAGTGCCTGCAAAGTATCACCACGGAAATTGCCTATTTTCAATATACTACCATTACTAAATAGCATCCGTTTAGAGTTATTAGCTTCTAGGTTCAATCCCATTATCTGTTTTATCTCATCGCTGAGGTCTTCCCACATCAGCTGGGCTCTTACTGCTAGCTTCTCTGCTTCATCCTGCCCATATGACTGAATACCTGCCTGAAACCCAGGTTTAAACAAACAATCATCTAAATAATAAGCTAAAAATAGTGTGCTTATACCCTGCTGACGCGATTTTAAAATAATCTTGCGATTGTGTTTATATTGAGTAAGCACTTTTACCTGACTAGGGTTTAACCGCAGGATTATTTTATTTCCGTCCTTATCTAGTATAGTATAGAGATTATTAAGCCTCCATAATTTAGATGATAATTTTTCTGTGAGAAATTTATTCTGCTCATCTGTTAATACCGCCTGCCTATGCAAGTAGCTATTTTTCAATTCTCTGGCAATGTTATCATCTGAAATCATAGTATTAGCAGTCATCGCTAAATCTTTCCACTAGGTTTTGTATAGCTATATTAACTGTAGTTTCAGTCGGCCTATTGTTTTTATAGCTTTTTTCTATGCTATCAACGATATTAACTACTTCCTTGAAGTCTTTAATATCTGCATATTCTACTTCTGTTTTAATAAACTTGAGAGCATAAGCTATTGCTATCCTCTTAAACTCTTCTATCTGTTCTAGCATATCATTACTAGTAGGTGCTATATCTTGTGGAGCTAGTGGTTCTGCTGTCATCATAGCAATTTTAGTAACTTTGTTTTTTACTTGTTGTACTTCTGATGTAACTAGCTCTGGTATGCATTCTGATGTTTTATGCCAAGTATTGCTATCAATTAGGTCATCTCTCGAAACATCGTATTTTAGGCATAATTCATCTATACTTATATTTGTATTTTCATATTCTAACCTATATGTAGTAATTAGGGATGCTGGAAGCGCCATACTATTCTCCTATATTTTGTTTTGTTTTGTTTTAAACTATTATATACTATTTTTTATTAAAATTTGTTTAAATTGAAAAGATTAGTTAGCGTTTTAATAAAGCTGAATTGTGATTGTTAATTTTTTTTTAATTTTTATTATAGTGCGATAGAATGGTTGTAATTTATGGAGGAGGGGGGGGGAAGAAATTAGGTGATATATTCTTAATTGAATTGTAATGTGTTGGAATGCTGTGTATTTGAAAAGTAGTGTTAGAATGACGAGTAAATATGTATTTTTATTTAGTTGAATTGTAGTGTGTTAGAATGGCCGCGCATTCAAAAGAGAAGATGGAATAGTAGTATAAAATAGGCATTTTTATTTAGTTGAATTGTAGTGTGTTAGAATGGCTGCGCATTCAAAAGGGCGACTATTTGGCTTTTTTTCCTCCTCTCTTTTGTCGCCCGCCCCGCTAGTTAAAATTACGCATATAAAAATTTTCTTCTCTGAATAATTTCTACATGCAAATAATTTTTATTATTAATAGCAGCTAATAATTTTTATTATATAATAGTGCCTGCGGGCAAATAGTAAATTTTGACATCGAATTTTTACAATTTAATATATTTTATTAGCAGCATTTTATTATTACATAGTAAAAATTACATTTAATATACTTTATTAGTTAATGCATTTTATTAATCGCCCATTTGATAGTGATTATTATAATTAAATTCAATTTTAGGCTTCTTGATAATGATTATTATTTTAAATACCACCTTTAAATTATAATTTAATTGATAGTGATTCTTATAATTAAATTCAATTTTGCTACTTTTTAATATAAACTAATTCAGAAAATTTATTTTAATTTAATTAAAATTTAAGCTAATTTTAATAAATAATGTGGTATAATACACTCATAAAACGAGAGAAACAAATCGATTGTTTTATAAATTTGTTCTTTAAAATAAAAATGAATTTAAGCAAACTTTAAGCTAAAGTTTGGTATAATAGATTTATAAAACAAGAGAAACAAATTACTTGTTTTATAAATTCGTTCTTTAGAAATAAAGAAAATTCTTACGAATTTAAGCAAACTTTAAGCTAAAGTTTGGTATAATATACGTAAGAAAAGAGAGAGAAAGAGTAGATATTACAAAAGGCTATAAATTATAGCCTTTGATAATAGCTGCAAGCTATTAAAATTTATTTTAAAGGATTTACTATGTCAAAGTTACAGACTTGGACTAGCGTGTCAGCTGAAGTTGCCAAATGGGCTCAAGAGAATAAAGTTGCTAGCAGCAAAGCAGAGAGTTTACTAGAACTGTTAGAATCTATGCTTGCACCAAAAGTAAGTAGTAGCCAACATCCACCTAAAGAAATAGATGGTAGAATGTACTACTTTTGCAGGTTCCACCAAACTTACTATGAGCAAGATAAAATGGTAATGTCTAATGGCAAAAGCAAGGGTTATTGCAAAGCAGCCATTGCAAAGTGGAACAAGACCAATGCCGAGATTAAAAAGCTAAATGCTGATGCAGTTGAAGCTTTAGCGAATGGCGATGTCGAGAAAGCTAAAAAGATAACAGCACAAGCACAAAAATTATCAGCTGTCTTTAACAAACCTGAGTTTTATAATGCTGAAGAAGATTGGGCTAACTTTAAAGCCTAATCTAAAGAGTAGAGGTAAATCCTCTACTCTTATTTTTAATACCAACAAAATTGATAACAATTATTAGAATCATTATCAATTTGGCTAGTATTTATTCTTAATAATTATCTCTCTATTTAAGCTTATTTTAATATAAATTATGTTATAATTATTCTAGATTTTAAAGAAAAGTATCAAATGTCTATAATCTTAGCACAAAAGCTATTTAGCATCCAGAATAAGCTATTAAATCACGATTTAATAAGCAAAAATCTACTAGCATATTCAGTTGATTTTTGTAATCTAATATTGTCATTATCTATCAATGTAACGCCTAAAATACTGTTTACACTATATAGAGAAATTAAAGACTTAATAAACTTTGATACTGACGAAATAGAAATTAACTATGTAGATAATATATTTCATTTTAAAATTAAGCTATGCTAATTTAATCTACTAGCAAGAGTAAAAATAATTCTTTACTCTTATTTTTAATACCAACAAAATTGATAACAATTATTAGAATTATTATCAATTTTACTAGCCCTTTACTTAAAATACATTTTTATCCTATGCTTAACTATACTAATCTAGGATTTTGCTTTAACTTACACAGCTCACAGAAATCTAGCTATGCTACTCTCTAGCTATGCTACTCTCTAGCTATGTTCGCTTAGTATGTTCTAGCTATGTTAGCTTAGTATGTTCTAGCTATGTTAGCTTAGTATGCTCTAGCTATGTTAGCTTAGTATGTTCTAGCTATGTTAGCTTAGTATGCTCTAGCTATGTTAGCTTAGTATGCTCTAGCTATGTTAGCTTATAGAAATTTTGCTTTAACTATGTAGCTCGTAGGGTTTTTATCAATCTATGGCTAACTTTTGGAGTAAATAAAAAATTAATGAAGTATTAGAGAAAAATTAAAAAATAAAATTAATTTATAAGTACAATAAGTACAATAAGTACAATAAGCAAGATTTTTATAAGTACAATAAGCGCAATAAGTAATTTGGTCTAAAAAGTAAAAAATGTCATATGCAGGTAAACTGCAAAATTTATTTTTAAAATCAATAGACATATTGTACTTAATCGACTTAATCACTTGTAATTTTGATAATATGATATAGATTTTGATAAAATCAGGTAAACAAAAAGTTAAGATTGTAACGATAAGTAAATATCAAAATCTTGCTTAAAGTAATATTAATTACATTTTCAAAATTATATCAAAATTGATAAAAACTAATCTTTTTTTCTAAGCTCTTTTTAAGTTTTCGTCTAAACAAACTTTAAGCAAACTTATTATACTTATTATACTTATCGTACTTATTGCACTTGAAAAATTTTTTTTCAAACGAAAAATAAACAAAGTAAACGAAAAGTAATTTTAAAATTTTTCAAAATTTAATTTTAGATTTATAATAAATATGATATAATAACAAACATAGAAAGGAACAACAGCAAATGCCAACACAACTAACCAAGCAAGAGCGTACTACACTAGCACCGCTCTTAAGACATATAGCAACAACAATAGAATTAAACAAGTCTAAGATAGCTTTACCACTATTCTATATACCTGACTCGCCAAACACACTTATAGATATACTAGACATAGCACTATCACAGCTTAACGCTACACCTACATCTCTATCAAGCGCAACCATATCAAACCACTACACACTAACACCTACACAAGTAGAGATAGCACAAGCTTTGCAAACTATAGAGCCTATAGTTAAGATAGCTTATAAACAGCCTGCGCCTAATTATACAATAGCATTACCGCTATCTTATCGCGGGCAAAACCTATTTATCTTTATAGCTACTCAACAACATATACAACTATCACCACAAGCTAGCGATAACTTAAGCAATCTAGGGACACCAAGCAATCTCAACGGCTCACTAAAATCTGCGGAAATTAAACGAAACGCTAGCCTAAACATAGATAACACGAAGGATGTGAAATGACTATAGTGCCTTTAGATTTTATTATTGAGCGAGATGCTAAAAATAACAAAAAAATCTATAAACATAAACACACAAATAAGCTGCTTACTAAACCAATACTACCTAAAAATTGGGCTTTAACAGATGAGTTTAAGGATGTTAAGCCTCAGCAGGCACCTAGTTATGCAATAAGATGTGATGATGATTTAGTAGTTATAGACTGCGATGATATAGAAAGTACTGAATACATATATGATAAGTTAGTGCCAACGCAAGCAAATGAGCCGGACCATTACATAGTTCAGAGTGATAAGGGTGAGAGGCATTATTATTTCAAGCCCACAGATTACTATAGAAAAAGCAGTATCTATAAAGATACGCGCATGCGCATAGGCAAAATAGATATACTGCATGGCAGGAGTCTTGTGTTTGCACCGTGCAACGACAATAAAACTAAGTTTGTGCTTCAGGGTTCGCTCACAGAGCTAACGCCGATACCTAACAATATAGTGGATGCACTAGTTGAGCGGCTTCGTCAAACATTAATAGCACCTGATATAGATTATAAGCCGTTGGCATCATATCTAGCGCCTAAAATAGAGCAAGCATTAGCATTATATGCGCGTAAAAAGGATTATGCTACTTATCTGATGCCGCTATTTCAAACCATAACGCCGTATAAGTTTCGAAATAAACTAGCGCCTTCATTTCACCCTGATTTAATAGATAATGGCGAAGGTACTGAATACATTCAAGCGATATTTACTAAATTAGGGCAGGACCCTAGTGTAAGTAAAACGCTATTAATAGAGCTCTTAACTCTTATAACCCAAGAGTTATGGAGTGACCATTGGAGTGATGAGCGCTTACAGCAATTCATAGATTATATACCACAGCAAAGGTTTTCAGCAACGCAAAAACCTATATTTATCTATGATAGTAAGGCAGTAGAACAACCGCTAGTTAGTATAAATAACAACGAATATATGCCACTCTATCGCACTATAGATGATGATTATATTATCAGTAAACCGAGCGGTACAGTTGAGATAATTAAGGGGTTGGCTAATTTTAAAAAAGCTACGGCTAGTAAAAATTATGATATAATAGTTAATGGTGCTAAAGTTAATCTCGATACAAATATAGGGCTTAAAAAATTATCAGAAGTTTTAAAAACAGTGCAGATAAGGCGGGCATCATATCAACCGACAGGTGAGTTTGAGGAGGATGGCTCATTATACTATAATGCTTATAGACCTACCAAGTTTCTAGGCATAATTCGTTCGCAATATAAGCAGGATGTAGTGTATCAAGGGCCTGAATCGCATCCTACTATAAGTGCTATAATTCGAAATCTTATGCTAGATAATTTAGAATTACCGCCTGTAAATGGTATAACAATGTATGATAAGTTTATAATGTTTTTATCGCATAAACTTAAAACTTTAGAATACTCACCAATTGTGTTTCAGTTAATGGGCAATAGAGGTATAGGCAAGAGCTTATTTATGACTATTCTTGACCAACTAACAGAAGGTGTGGTTGAAGTAAGCTTTAGTAAGAGTAACGCTCAATTTAATGAGGAGCAAGAAAGCGCTCTCTTTCTAAATGAAGATGAAGGTCTTATAACTGGTAAACTCGTTAATTCTATAAAGAAAATGTCAGGCAAATCGAAAATACTTATAGAAGGTAAGGGCAAGACTCCGTATACTATTCGTAATGTAGGAACGTATATTTGCACAACTAACAAAACTACGCCACTAGCTGAAGTAATAGATGACCGCAGATTCGTTACTCTATCTGGGTTTAAGGCTAAGCAATTAACAATGCAAGATTTGCCATTGCGCATAGCTTTAGAGTTGGAAAATTTTGCATTATGCCTTAGAGATACTAAACTTATAAATCCTCGCCTTTATCTTGATGCTAATGAGTGGCATGATGATATACACTATACTAACTTTGCAGAGAAACAAGATAGTATGCAAGATATGCCAGGCAAGTTAGCGGACCTTGTATATAACCTTAATACTATTAATGGCATAGAACTGCATAAACAGCTAACGGCTATACTTGGAGAAAATTATCAGATTATAGCATCACGCAAGCAACCATCAGTGTTATATATACCATTAAATAAAAGCCCTCGCTTAGTAAGGGTATCAGATAAAAAAGAATTAACGCATAACATAACTAGGGATATGCTAAAAGCCGTAGGACTTGATGCTAATATAGTAATGGATAGAAATGGAGTTAAATCGCCATATGGCACTAATTACTATAAATTAGTCTTAAATCTTTCTTTACCGCAGATGGAAGAGTGGAGGCAAGCCTATAGCTATGGTGCTGATATTGAGATAGCAGGCGATGATAGTTCATTAATAGAAGGAATATAATGCTAAGAATAGAATATGTTACAGGATATGCTGGCACTGGTAAGTCCACAGAACTTATAAAATTAGTAGAATCATTACCGCAATCTAGCACAATAGTAATAGCACCTACACATAAAGCGCTAGATAGGTTACGACATCAGTTATTGCATGGAACTGAATATAGAACTATACATTCTATGCTTGGATGGATACCTTCGATAAACGAAGATGCTAAAAATATAAATCAGATAGATACTACAATAAAACTTAATCGAGAGCTATATGAATACACTCATATAGTTATAGATGAGGCAGGTATGATGAGCGAAGATATGTTATTTGAAATAACTAGTAAAATAGAAGAAGCACAAGATTATGGTAAACAGCAAGGCGCAGATGAAAAGTTAGTTACTATTCACTGTTTTCTTGACCCTTATCAGCTCTTACCTGTGAGAGGAACTCAAATACAAGTTGACCCAAGTACGACTAAAAAGTTAACCACACAATATCGCTCTGATAGTCTTGATGTAGTTAATCTCTATACTAAATTTGTGCATTATTTACAATATATAAATAAGAAAGATTTAACTACACCGTATTCAGAAAATGTTAAACCACTAGATATTACTAAGTTTAAGCGTGGTGATAGAATGCTAGCTTATACTAATGAAGCAGTAGGTGCTTGGAATCAGAAAATAGCAGCTATGTTTAATATTACTTCATATGAAGGGCAAGAAGTACAACTAGGTAATATGCTAGATACAGTAATAGTTGATAGCATATTAGATATAACACAAAAAGATTTATTTGACTTAGTTGATTGGTATAAAGTAGGTAAATTAGTATTGCAAAATAATCAAATTAATAAGATTTTTCTTGATGCATCAATAGCTCAATTAATACGAAATGAAAATATATCCTTTATAAAAGATATATTTGGCTACGTATATCCTGTAATAATAGGAATAGATAAAGCAAATAGAATAATTAAAGAAACGAAAGAGAATGCATTAAAAGATAAAAGAAATTTTAAAGATGTATATGCTTTAAATAGGTCATTTATAATGGACTATACTTTTGCTACTACAGTGCATAAAGCTCAAGGCTCTGAGTTTGATACTGTATTTATAGATAAAAAAGATATTCAAAGGTCTATAACTAATGGTTATTATAATACCTATGCTAGGTTAATGTATGTCGCTATTAGCCGAGCTAAAAAAACTATTTATATATAATAAAAAATTTTTCCAAAATCGGAGAAATTTAAGTTTATTTTAATATTAAATATGATATAATTAAAACATAAATAAAGAAGAGATAATAACAGATTAAAGATAAATCTGTTATAAAGGTGCTAGAAGCTAGCCAATAAACACTAGTCATAAAGGAGAAAAGACAATGGCTAAGAAAATTGATGTACTCAACTCAGTTTTAGCTGCAGTGGCAGCTTTCGGCAAAGAAAACAAGTTTACAAAAGAGCAAGCAGCTGGTCTTGCAGCACTTTTGAATGATTTACTTGCACCTAAGAGTGCTGGCCTTAGTGTAAATCTTGATGATGTTACTAAGCGAGATGCTAACGGTAAAATTACACATATTATGTGCTCGCTATCAGGCAAATTTTTGCCTGCAACCGCTGAATTTTTCTACGAGGATAAGCACGGTAAAGGCGTCGGCGAAACTGGTCTTAAACGTCTTAGCCGTCAAGCAGAGGCTATTCGTAAACAGTATCTAAAACTTGTAGCTACAAGTGAGCGTGCTATTATGAATGATACTATCGATAAGAAAATTTCGGCCGAGGAAGCTCGCAAAAAGCTAGAGGCCCTTAAAAATAGCAAGCCTGACTATAGCAAGGTTACTGATAAGCCAGCGCCAAAAGAGAATAAAGCTGAGGCTAAAGAAAGCAAGCCTAAAGCTGAGGCTAAAGAAAGCAAGCCTAAAGCTGAAGTTAGAAGCTAATAGCTTAACAGAGGACTATAATAGTATAGTCCTCGATTAAGTTATATCGTGTAACTTGCGGACTAGGACGTGCCTAGAATAAAACACTAATTAACACAGGAGAACACAGTATGGCTGGAACTAAAGTCAAAACTATGGTAGGCAACTTAAAGTATGTCTATGTTAAAGGCGAAGGTCGCAATCAAGCGATGAAAGGTGAGCCAGAGAGAATGCAATATGTAGCATCTCTTGTATGTCCAAAGGATAGCGATATCCATAAGGATATGTTAGCTCAAATAAATGCTGAGTGGGAAGCTTATAAAAAAGCTAATGGCTTAAAAGGCAAACCAAAAACTAATGGCATTAAAGAAGAGCTGATTAAAGACCCTTCAGGTACAATTGACCCTAATACAGAGGAAGTAGCTAAGATACCTAGTGGCAATGTTATTATAACATTTAAAACTAATACTACTTTTCCAAATGGTAGTCCACAGCAGGTTAAAATTAAAGACCGCAAAGGCGCTGATATAACTTCGGCTTATGAAGATGCTGATTGGGCTATAGGCGAGGGGTCCATAGGCAGAATTTTTGGTACAGCAATGGGTAACAATATAGGTGGAACCCATAAAGTAACATTATATCTTAATGGTATTCAGCTAGCTAAGCTAGTTAAGTACACAGGTAATGATATTGATGCTGATGAAATTGAAGGCGAAGATTTTGACATCGATGACGGTATGTCAGAAATAGAAAAACCTGCGCTTTAGTTTTAAAGAGGGTATTATTACCCTCTTTTTATTTAGCAAGATTTTGCAATTTAATTAAATTAAGAAAGGTATAAAATGAAAGTAGCAAAATGTATTTTTATTAATAACTTAAAAAGTTATAAATCTATAGATGAGGTGCCTGATGGCTATAAAGTTTATTGCTTTAAAATGAGGTCAGATGAGCAAGTTTTTGCAGGTGCAACTGCAGTCGTATGGACTAAAAATAACTTACAAATAGTTAAGGTGGTTGAAATTTCAGAAGACCCTGAAGATTTAAAATTAGCTACACAACATATTGTTAGCTATGTATCAATAGAAGATGAGAGGCAATATCAGTTTGATTTAGTTAATAAGCAAGTATTATTAAAGCAAATAGCTGAGCGCACTAAACGAGTAGAAGCTGAGCAAGCATTAGAAAGCCTTAAAGAGTTAGGGGATACAAAACTAACCGCATTAGTTACTCAATTACAAGAGATTACTAAAAGGCTAAATAATGACTTATAAAATAGTAAATTCGCTAGATGAGATAGAATTAGACTATAATGAGCCAGTTTTTGCTGATATAGAAACTCAAGAGCTTTATGTAGGCACTAGGTTAGTGCAACTATATCAGCCTAATGGTATAGTTTACATTCTTGATACTGATATACTAGATTTAGACAGCATTAAAGAGTTTATTAAACCTCTTTGGACTGTATGGTATAATGCTAGCTATGACTTTGGCACTTTGAATATGACTACAGAGAAATTTGATGATTTATATTATCTTATTCGCTCTGCATATCCTGAGTTTGAAGAATTTAGCCTAGACAAAGTTATAGCTAAGCTAGGATTTAGCCATTTATATGAGGGATTAGATAAAAAAGCAATACAGAAAGCAGGATTTATGAAGGGCGCATATCTTAGTGATGCCCAACTTAGATATTCAGCTACAGATGTTATTGCATTATCTCATATATGGCTTAATAAGCGAATACAAAATGCACGTAATTTAATGGCATATAAGGTTGATATTTTAAACCTTAAATATGCTATAATTTATCAGCAAAATAATCTACAAGTTAATCAAGATAAAGTTAGAGAGGAGTTAGATAAGCTTGTAGATATAATAGCTGAAAATGATAAAGCATTAGGTGGATTAAATCCTAATAGCCCTAAGCAAGTTAAAGAGTATTTAGGCACTGATAGTTCAGCTAAGGATGTATTAATACATCTTATAGCTAATGGCACAGAAGACCAAAAACGTATGGCTAAATTAGTATATGACCAGCGTAGATTACTTAAGCGCCGAACTTTTTTAAATAGCTATAATTATCCATATGTAACTACTCGCTTTAATCCTGCGGGCGCTGCTACAGGTAGGTTTACCTCAACGGGCGGGGATTTAGAACGTGGTATAAATGCTCAGCAAATAACTAGAGATTTGCAATATCTCTTTAATTGTGACACTGATACAACTACAGTAGTGCATGCTGATTTTTCTACAGCTGAGCTTAGGGCTGGTTGTAGTATTATGAAAGATGCTACAATGTATGAAGAGCTTAAAGCTGGTAAAGACTTACATAGGATTGCAGCTACTCTTGCCTTAGGAGGTAATCCTGAAGATATAACTAAGGCAGAGAGGCAGAAAGGCAAAGCTATAAGTTTTGGCTTTATTTTTGGTATGAGTGCACCTTCATTTGTAGAATATGCTTTTGTTAACTATGGAGTAACTTTTACACTTGAAGAAGCACAAGCTATTAAGACTAAATATGCTCAAAGATATAGAAATATAGCTTTATATGCTAAAAAGTGGTGGAATGACTATAAAACTAAAATGGTGCAAACCCCATTAGGGCGTAGAAATAAAGCTAGACTAGGTACTGATGCTATTAATTATGCTACTCAAGGTTGTATAGCCGAGACTACTAAGCTATCTATTCACTATTTATGTAGTGAATATTCTGAGGCATTGCATTATATTTATAATGTGGTGCATGATGCCATTTATCTTAGAGTACCTAAAGGCGAGGAAGTTGAATGGGCAGATAGGTTAGTGAAAGCTATGAAAAAGGGTTGGACTGAAATGTGTAAGTGCCCTATGCTTTACTTTAAAGATATTCCAATGCCTGTAGAAGTTGAATATAACCATAATGGGCAATATTATTGTATAGAGGCTTGAGATGAGACAAGAATCAATCATTAAATCAATAGCAGAGGGATTTTGTAGAGAATTAATCCAAGACTACGCTAGTTGCTATTGCAAAGTGTATTATGATGCTAAAGGTGAGTTCCAAGAGATACTCGTCGGAACAAAGGCATTAGAACTTGAAGACCTAAAGTATCCACTAAGACAAGTACTAGAAGTTATTAATCAAGTAGTTAAAGAAAGAATTGACAGTTGGGATGACCCATTCTACATACGAGCAACTGTAGATAAGAATAATCACATATGTGTCAATATAATCTTTGAAAGGAGTATATGATGAAACAGGAAAGTACTATTGAACTAATTTCTTATGGCTTTTGTCGTAAGGCTATGCAAGCTTACACTAGTAACTATTGTAGACTATATTATAGTGCTAAGGGAGATTTTGAAGGTATGGATATAGGAACACAAATGGTACTTCTTGATAACCTGACCTTCTCGTTAAAGAAAGCCTTAGAGGTAATCAACCAAACAGTTAAAGAGAGAATAGAAGATAGTAATGAATCATTCTATATCTTAGCAGAGCTAGACCCTATCGAAAATATAAAGATAACAATAGCTTTTAGGAATTAATACAATGAGTTGTCTTTATTAGAGACTAATACTTGTAACATTAAAGGAGATAAAAATGAAAGATTTAGAGGGTGATTTTGAGTTGGCTGATATAGCTGACATAGATTTAGACATTGATGGTGAGGTTATGCCTCCAAAGAATGATAAAATAGCTCTTATAGATGCTGATACTATAGCTTATACAGCGTGCTTAAATGTAGAAGAAGCTATTGAAGTATTTCCTGAAGAGCTTTATACAAAAAGCGAATGGCAAGAGCTTATAAACAATCCTAACTATGTTAAAGCAGAAGGTATAGTTTATGAGGTTGATATATCTAGTGCGCTCGCTAAGGCTGATGAAAAGCTGCAACGTATTTTAGATAAAACAGGTTGCCAAGCAGTTGAGTTGCACTTTACAGGTGGTAAAAATGGTTTTAGATATAAGATTTATCCTGAATATAAAGCTAGCAGAACAGTAAGGCGTCCTGCTGGTTTAGCGGAAGTTAAACAAGCCCTAGCTGATAAGTATAAAGGTATGATTCATTATGAATGGGAAGCTGATGATGCAGTTATCGCTCGTTATACTAGCTCACCCGATAAGTTTATTCTGTGTGCATTAGATAAAGATGTGTTAAATGCTGTAGCTGGTAGACATTTTAATTACTATGAATCACAGCAATATAACATAGAAATGAAATGGCACGAAACAGATGCATATTTAGCTATGTCTTGGCCTTTCTTACAAACTTTAATGGGTGATACATCAGATAACATAAAAGGCTTGCATGGTGTAGGGCCTGCTAAAGCACAAAAGATTATTAACGGTTGTCTAACAAAGGCAGAAATGTGGCAAGCAGTTATAAATGCTTATGCTAGCCAAGGCAGAACTGAAGAAGATGCTTTACTAAATATGAATTTGGTAAATATGCATTTACTTAAAGATAATAAAATTACTTTATTAACTAAGGAGTATTTTAAATGAGGCATTTCGAATTACAATATCAAGATTTAGTTAGAGATATTTTAATTAATGGCGAGATGAGAAAAACTAGAAATGGTATAGTCAGAAGTATTTTTGGGGCTAGTATAACTTTAGATTTAGCACAAGGTTTTCCTATACTTAATGGGCGTAAAGTATTTTATGAGGGAGTTTTAGGTGAATTTTGTGCTATGGTAAGGGGTCCTAAGAATATACTAGATTTTAAAAAATTTAAATGTAATTATTGGGATTTATGGGCCAATAAGAATGGAGATTTAAATCTAGATTATGGGAATTTGTGGAAGGATTTTAATGGAATTAATCAGATAGAAAATGTTATTAACTCTATTAAAAATAATCCTACTGATAGGCGTATGATAGTATCAGGTTGGGAACCTGGTCATATACCTAGCCTTAGTTTACCTTGTTGCCATTATGCTTACCAATGGTATGTTAGAGATATAGAAGGAGTTAAAAAGCTAGATATGTTATGGCATCAACGTAGCACTGATGTTATGATAGGTTTGCCTAGTGATATGGTATTTGCTGCTATATGGCTTATAGCTATGGCTAGTTATACTGATATTAAGCCGGGTAGAATTATTATGACGCTAGGAGATAGCCATATCTATGGTGAGCATTTTAGTGGCGCCTATAAATACTTAGATATTATTAAATGTTTAAGAGCAGTAGAATGGGAGTTTAATAAGCCTAAAAATTTCTTTGAGATTTTACCTGAAGATTTTCAACTCATAGGATATAATCCTAAAGAAGTTATAAAATTTAAGTTAAAGGAGTGATAAAATGTATATAGTAGGAGTTATAGCTATTATTTTTATTGTATCTTCTATTTTATCTGTACTTACAGAAATGATGGTTAATGAAGTAGAAAATGGCGAACTATGGATGCTAGGAATATTTATAATTCTTGGTGTATTGTTTATAGCGAATTAAAATGATAGTAGGAACTATATTATTAACTCAAAATGATGAGTATGTAGATAAAGATGGTAATTTACCTACTAGGCCTAGTTTTGATAAAGCTTTTATTACTGGCTTATATAGAGGTAAATCAGTAAGTAAAGTAGGATTAGAACTTTTACCATCTAGTATAAGAAAGGTATTAAATTCTAATGGTGAGTTTATGCCTGTATCTATTAGAGAGTTGGCTAAAGCAGATATGCTTATAGTAATAAGGTCATCAGATTTTATTAACAATGGCCCAAAGTTTAGATTTACTGAGTTTATTCAAATTTTAAAGTTAAAGGAGATAGAATTATGGATAAGAAAAGAGAAGAAGAAATAAAAGCATTAGCTATTGAAACTGCCCAGATAAGTACAGCTAAAAAGCGCAAAGTTGGGGCAGTTATAGCTAGTGAAGCAGGTAATGTAGTTACAGTTGGTTATAATCATAATCTTGATGGCTCGGCAGTTTGCGAAGATGCCAATGGTAATACTCTTCCTACAGTTGAGCATGCTGAGATTATGGCTATTAGATTAGCAAGAGAGAATAATTTATTATCTAGTAGTAAATATATTTTTGTAACGCATCCACCATGCGAGAATTGTCAGAAAGCTATAGATGAAGCTGGACTTGAGTATAGATTAGTAGATAGTTTTATGAAGTTTGATAAAGATAAACTCAGATATGGATTAATTCCACCACAAGCTACTAAAGCTATAGCACAGGTTTTAACATATGGTGCTAAGAAATACAAGCCAAACAATTGGAAGTTAGGCGAGCCTGAGAGATATATAGATGCCCTTTATAGACATCTTGAAGCTTGGCGAGCTGGTGAAGAACTTGACCCTGAAAGTGGATTATCACATCTAGCCCACGCTATAACAAACATATCATTTTTATTATATTTTTATGATAAAAAACAAGCATAAACAGGCCAAATTTAATCCACATCGAGTTTTATTTTATGTCTAATATATTTATATTAATATCATTATAAAACTCGTTAAAATGAGTTTTTAATTTAATTAAATTTTAAACTTATTTATGATATAATATAAGAAATTAAAAGAAAGGAGTAGAATGACGTTTATTAAAGACTATGTTAAAGAGAAGCTCAATAATTATACAGCTAATGAATTAGCAGATAATTTAGGCATTTCAATTAGTATGCTTACAGCATATAAGCGTTATGGGTATAATGCTAGTTTAGAAGTAGCTAAACGAGTATATACTTTAGAGCATGTAGTTTTGCACCCATTCTCGGAGGCATCAATTAAATACGAACTTTCAAAAGATGAGGCAAAGAATGAATTTGATAGACTTAGAGCAATCAATAGTTGAGTGGTCAGATGCTCGCGGTATTTTAACTAATGGTAAAGCAGAAACTCAATGTTTAAAGCTTATGAGTGAGCTTGGAGAGTTAGCTGATAATTTGGCTAAAGGTAGAGATGTAAAAGATGATATAGGTGATTGCTTTGTTGTGCTTACAAATATAGCCAGACTTTGCAATACTACTTTAGAAGAGTGTGTTAATTTAGCATATAATGAAATTAAAGATAGGCAAGGTTTTTTAAATACTAATGGTTCATTTATTAAATCTACTGACGCTAACTATGATAAGCTATATGCTGAATTTTTAGAGAATACTAAAGCTGAGACAGCTAAAATGCTAGTTGAGCTTAAGGAGATAGAAGAACTTGAGTTTATTCAAAGAATGGAAGAGATGGGATTTAACGTCACTAAGACAGCTAAAGGTTTTGTGGGTAGAAGGATACGTAAATGATTAAGTATTCAGTAAAATATGGGACTAATTTATGGGGTAATGAAGCTACTATTATAGTAACGCAAACAGATACTAATGTAATTCAGGGTTATATAAGATTAAGTAGCGGAGTTCTAGGTAAAGTTGATATTCCTGAGTATGCTAAGATAGCTATTAATTTAGCTATTGATATGGCAAATAAAGTATATTATAGACCAGATTATTTAATAGATTGTTTAAGTAAATATTTCGATGTATCATATGTTAAAGCTTGAGGAGATACAAAATGGCAAGAGACAATGTTATTTATGCTTATGAGCTAAATGAAACAGAAAATAAGTTAGGGGAAGTGTTTTATATTCCTTGCAGAATCGAACACGACTATCCTGAGTATGAAATATTTGTAGTTAAACTCGGTGGTCCTGATATGAGGCAAGAAATTACTACAACTTGTAGAATTTTGGTTGATACAGCTAATCAAGAAAATTTGCGACCTGAGAAACTAGCTGGAATGCTAAGAAATCAATTAAAATTTACTAGTGTATTAATACGTAAAGGAGATAAGTGGCTATGACAAAGTTATTATTTATTGTATGTTTTGCATATATAAGCTTAATAGCTTTTACAGGCTATACTATTGTTGAGCCTAATATTTGTATTAAGCGACATAATGATGGGGATGTGTTATGCTATAGGGGTTTTTTATATTTTTGGTCTATTAAGGATAATCGATTATACCCTGTATTAGACAAAAATAAAAATAGAATATCTTGTATTTGTGAAATTAGAGAACATAAAATGGAGGTAATAGCAAATGATGATAGCTCAAAGTAAAGGCAAAGATATTTCTAATGTGCCAGCATCTAAACTAGAACACTCAGGGTGGTATGCTACTATTAAATATGATGGTAATTATGTTCAAATACATAAAATAAAAGGCGAAGTAAAATTCTTTACATCGGGAGGTAAAGAATTTTACTTTCCTGAGTTAGCTAAGCAGTTAATAGAAAGGAATAAAAATGATTTTATTATTGAGGCTGAATATATAGGCTCAACGGATGGACAATTAGGCAGTAGGGTAAAAGCTAGTACCGGTTCATTTAGAAGCCAATTTGAAAAAGGTATAGAGACTATAGATACAGGTATATTTAAGGCTTTTGATATTTTATATCTTGATAGGCCTATCATATATGAAGTATTTCCTACGAGATGGCATATACTTAATGCCTTAGATTTATCTACTAGGATAGATATAGCTAAGTTAATTAGTGTAGATAAGCCTTTATCAGATGTGCAAATTTCTGCCTCTGATTGTATAAAAGAAGGCTGGGAAGGTTTATATTTAAAACATAGAACCCATATCTATGAGCCAGGTAAACGACTAAATACTGCTATAAAGCTTAAATATAGGCCTACTGCGGATTTAGTTTGTATTGGCATAGAATATGGCATAGGTAAATATGAAGGTATGATAGGCAGTCTTATTCTTAAAGATAAAGAAGGTCTAGTAGTTTCAGTAGGTAGCGGTTTAGCTGATATAGAAAGGAAAATAACTGATGAAACTTTTTGGGTTGGTAAAATTATAGAGATTTCTTATGAGCAAAAACTAGATACTTATATCCAGCCAACTTATATTAGCTATAGATGTGATAAAACTGTAAAGGATATAGACTAATGATTGAGCAAAAAATACAAAGGCAAATACTTAACTATTTAGAAAGTATTGGGGCTTATCCTGTTAAAGTTATAGCAGCTACTAAGGCTGGCATACCTGATATTTTAGCTTGCTATAAAGGTATATTTTTAGGTATTGAGGTAAAAACACCTGATACTAAATATAATGTTTCTGAGTTGCAAAAATATAATTTATCCCAAATTGAAAAAGCAGGAGGTTATACTGCTGTAGTTTGGTCTATTGAGCAAGTAATAGATTTAATTGAATTAGTAGAAAGCTCATTAAATGACTAATATAATAACTAGATATATTAGTGGAGGAGAGATTAAAGATGTTAGTATAGCAGCTTATTGCTTAGGGCTTATTGAAAATGATAAGGGTATATTTATGACCAAAGAAGACACTAAGAAAATAGATGAAATAGCTAATAAAATAAGGCAAACAATAGCTAAATATGCTAAAAAGAAAAAGAATATAATGCATAATATAGAAAAACTATCTAACATTATAGCTTTTACTTTGGCTGACTATGATGTGCAATATACTTTATTAGCTTTAAATTTGCTATTTAGCAGCTTGCATTGGACTGAGCGTAAGGGTAGAATGCTTAATGAAGAACTTTATAGCCTTTGGTCGAGCATTGAAGCTGATACTATGTATCTAATGAATAAATATAATGATAATTATAACGAAGACTTGCTAGTTTCTAATTGGAATTTTGCTTGGTCTATACTAGAAAGGTATTAATGAAACCGTATAAACACCAAATCGAAAAAGCGGAGCAATGTTGGAATATACTTAAAGAGCTAGGTTATGTATATTTAGCTGGACTTCCTAGGAGTGGTAAGACTTTAACTAGTTTGCTTGTAGCAGAGAAAAGTGATAAGATTTCAGATGTGTTAGTATTATGTCCTAAGAAAGCAATAGAAGGTTGGGAGCGTTTTTTACTAGATAAAGAATTAGGACTTACTAAAAATTACCATATCTATAATTATGAAAAGGTAGGTAGAATAACAGGTGGGCATTATCACTTAAATCTAAAATCTGATGATTATCAATTAGTTATAATTGATGAAAGCCATAATTTGGGAGTATTGGGTAAACAAACTAATAGAGTTCGACTTATACGTAAATTGTGTTGGAATATGCCTCACATACATCTTAGTGGAACTGCTATAGTTGAAAGCCCTAATAGCATTTATCATCAAATGAGCATTAGTAAATATAATCCATTTAAATTTGCTAATTTCTATGAATTCTTTAGATTCTATGGTAAACCATATTATATTAAAGCTATGGGTAGAGAGATACAGCAATATGATAAATGTGATTTAGATAGGCTATTACCTGAAATAAATATGTTTACTGTATATATGACTCAAGAAGATGCAGGTATAGATAGTAATGTGCAAGCTTTAGATAAAATACACTATGTTGAGCTAGAAGATTGGACTAAACTATTTTATAATAAGCTTCAAAAAGATAAAGTTATTATAAACTTTAAATTATATAATGGTGATAGTAGTGGATATGATATAATTTGCGATACAGTTATAAAACTAAGGACTACATTGCATATGGTTGAAAGTGGGGTAGTTAAAATAGGTGATGAGTATATTGAACTAGGCAATCTAGAAAAAATTAATTATATAAAACAAACTTTTGGTGATACTAGTGATGTAGGTATAATGTGTCATTTTATAGGCGAGCGTAAGCTATTAGAAAAGCATTTTAAGCGTGCAGAAATCTATAGTTCAACTAGTCATGCTGAAGGTATAGATTTATCTCACTTAAAACATTTTGTAATTATGAGTAGTGGCTATAGCGGCGCTAAATTTATACAACGCCGAGAAAGGATAGTTAATATACAAGGTTCAAATACAACTATAGTTAACCATATACTAGTTAAGAAAGCTATATCTGAGCAAGTATATAATCAAGTTAGTAAAAAACAAGATTTTAATAATCAAACCTATAGTAGGAGTGAATTATAATTCACTCCTATTTTATACCCAATTCTCTAAGCTTGGCAACTATATTATTAAGTTTTTCAGTTACAATATCATGCTCTTGGGTTAATAGATTCTTTTGATTAAATAGCCTAGTTAATTGAGCACCAGAAGCCCCACGCATAGCATTGTTTATACCTGTTAATCTTTTCTGTTTAAAAGCAATAAGCTTTTCATATTTAACTTTCTTAAGCTTAAGCTGATTTATTTTGCTTTGAGTGCGCTTCTCTTCTTTAGTTGGGCCGGTTTTAATCTTTAAAGTTTTTAAAGTAAAAGTAGATGCAGGCTCTTTTTTAGGCTTTTCATTTATACTTAATTTAATTCCCGTAATTTTACTCATTTTTATACTCCTTAGTATTTTTTATAGACTAATGGCAAATCATCTGCTTTAGGAGTTTTGTCAAAGCCTTTAATATTTTCTATAGCAGTTCCTAACTCATCAAACTCTGTTTTTAAGCTATCATATTTAGCCTTAGCTAATCCTAGTTCTTTATTAGCTATTTTTAAATTAACTTGTAAACTACTAGCATCTCCCCCGGTTTTTTGTATTTTAGCTATACGCTCTTGTAAGCTAGATACTGCTTTAGCTTTCTTATCTACCGTAAGCTCAGCACCTCTAACTTTTAGATTAAGCTCTCTAGTTTGTTTAACTAGTTTTGGCTCTACTCCCTTAAGAATATTAATATCATAGTTAGTTAAATCGGCTGCTTTAGCTTCTTGTAAAACTTGTATAAATTCTTGTCTTACTTGTGATGGCAATTTTTGATTTGTAGCTACAGTAGCTGCCATATGAAAAGGGGTTTTAGATGATTTTAAATCTTTAAGAATAAGTCTTTGCATAGCTAAATCATTACCGCCCTCACCCCAGCGATATACTATAGGTTTTAAAACTCTAACTAGGTATCCTAATACACCTAAAGCACTAGTCTCAGGTGATGTTCCCTTAGCTTTTTCTAAGAATGAGCTATCATTGCCAAATTTCTTTTCATATTCTCGCAAAATACCCCTAGTTGCTCCTGCTTCATATGATGTTAAGCCTTTATCTTCTATAGCCTTAGCTAGTTTTCCATAATCTATTTGCCCGTGGATATTTTTGGCATTTTCTATCATATTAGCCAATTCTACATTTTGCGCTGCTTTATTATAATCCCTATTAGCAGTTTTAATTAATGTAGAAAATTCTTGTGGCAAGTTACCAGGCATTTCTATGGCTTTGTCCAGTTCTTTATTAAGCCGAGTTAATACAGCTTGTTCACTAGGTAGTGCTCTACCTGCTAAAGCATTAATATCTTGTTTTAGTGTTAATGCTTCAGATAAATTAACCACTGGCTCTTTAGCCAAGCGCTCTTCGAAATTTATTAATCTACTAGTTATAGGATTATTTTTCCAACCTTCTATTTTTTCTAAATGAATATCTTTAAATAATCCTTGTAAATTAATACCTATATCAGCCTGTCTTACTGCATCTATCATATTAGCATAATTCTTTTTGGCTACATCCATATGTTCTGTTGCTGTGCCTACATTAGCTACTTTTTCTACATTAGCTACACGTTGTTGAACCCGCTTTAATAATTCTGCTGAAGCATCATCACTGCGTCTACTAGCTTCATGCATTATACCGTGAGCCATTTCACCTAGCCTATTTGCTAATGTTAATGCTTGCTGTTCTTTAGGCACACCTTCAAGCCATTTTTGAAGCACTTCTTCTGATAAGCCTTTACGATGAGCAAATGTTTGCACTGCACTTAATACTTCATTACCCCATCTATCTTTAATATAGTTACTAAATTTATCATAACCTACTTTACCTAATACACCGCCTATAGCACCGATGCCTGCATCAAAACCTACACTAGCAGCTGATGTAGTATCTCCCCTGTTTGAAATGCCTCTAAGTGTATTAAGACCAGCTTCTACAGCCGCTATAGCTTTCTTAGATTTTAGCGCTGGTAAACCAAGTTCAAAAAGAAAACCTTGTAAGTCTGTAGCTGTAAAATCCCCCTCTTTAGCATGTTCCCATTTTCTAAGCTGTTCTGTAACTCTTTTAAGTTCTGCTTTAGCTAAATGGTCATTTTTTATACCTAAGGCTTCTGCGGCATTTTCTATAGCAACTTCTGCCGGTAATATAAAATTTTTCCTAAACCCTTGTGCTGTAGGGTCTACTAAAGGCCCTAGGGTTTGATTCCAGGCTTCATTTACTGTCTTATTTGCTTTACTTAAACCATTACCTATAGTGGCTAAGACCCCGTCATTTTCAGACTCTTTAGGCTTTAGATAATCTTCCCAATTAGCAACTTCAGGAGATGGCGGAACTCCTTTTTCTTCAAGAACTTTATGAAATAATTCGTCAGAATGATTAACAATAGGTGCTTGATTAGATATAACAGGCTGTTTATTTAATTCTTTAGAAGACAAAAACTCAAAATTTAAATTGGAATCTTTAGTAGTATCTACTTGTTTACTAGTTTCTTGGCTATCATTAGAATTAATAGCTACTTGTTTATTTGTAGAATTAGTATCTAGTTTATTTGTAGAATTAATATCTTGTTTACTTGTAGAATTACTTAAGTTATTTAAAAAACTAAAATCCATTTATTATCCTTTAGGTTTATTATAGCCATCAGGAGCAGCATCACTACTCATACCTATAGCTGATGCTAAAGCTCCAATATTATCCTCACCCTCTACTGCGCCACTAGCTACTGCTCTTGGGTCCATAGTAGGTGCCGGTTGTAGCTTTTGTGCTACTTGCTCAAAGATATCAGCTATGTATTCGCTATTTCTAGTTTTCATAGCTCTCATGCCTAAAGCAACTACTTTACTATAACTAGATGGGTCAGCGTTCATTAGAAATTGCCCAGCAGGTCCAGCTATAATTTGCTCTAATTGTAAACGTTCAATATCATCTGACTCATTATAGTTAGCTGTAGTAATTTCAATATCATAATTTAAAAATTTAATCTGTGTATCTTTTTCTATCCAAGGGATAATTTTAGCATTACCATCTTTATCATATTCAATATCTTTAATAGCTACATCTTCACCACTACCATCTTCTCTAGGCATCATAAATGGCTTATTAATTTCTATAAATCTATCGCCATTCCTTTGGTCCGCTATACGTATAACTTTATAAGCATTATAGAATATTTTAGCAAATTCTAGAATATCTTGCCCTATACATTCGTACATATATTCTATGTTGCTAGTAATATATGTTAATGCAGATGCAGTCATATTCTGCTGAAGCTTAATTTGCCTACCTGATGCCGATGAGCCCATCATACCTAGAAAGCTGTCATTAAGATTTAGAATACGTTTTATTCTTTCTAAAGATTTATCTATGATATTATATTGCGTGATAATATCACCATTTAAACTATCTATTCTAATTCCATTTATATCTTTTACTGGTATAATAGCATTTACACGATTAAAAGCTTTCTTAAACTCTTCTATATTATCTACCGCTGTTTTATTAACATAGACT